TTCAGGGTTCATGAATCCTTTGGCTGCTGCGCTACCGAATCGCTTTAGATCGAACATAGTAAGCCGTGCAATGTCGGTATCAAAAATACCGTCATAAAGAATAGGAACCACTTTGCAGCAAGCAGGTGCGTGCTCAGTAAATTTCTGCGGGGCTGTGGGGTTTGAGTTCTCTATCACATAAGTTGGCTTGTCATGTTCAACCCATCGTCCTGCATTGAAGAGCGAGAAGAAACGCTCGCCGTTCTTGAAGCCGTAGTTGCGCTGGATACCGCTGCCCCACCACTCGCCGAAGTGGTGTCCCTCACCTAATCCGAATAGATCTGCCGTGTGGTCATAAGCCCATCTGGCAAAGCCGAAGTTATCATCTGTCAAAGTAAGCCAGCGATTTCGAGAGCCGACCCACATACCCAACGGAACACTTTCCGTGTATTGTATTCCAATACAGTTTGAGTCTAGAGGTTCGTAAGGCCCGATGTAGATGCTTGCGTTTGTACCGTCGATCTTTTCGGTGATCATACAGTCGCGACGAAGGCGAGCCATTTTTGGGAATGGTTTAAATTTAATCATGGTTATCATATTTAGGTCACTTATTTTATTTTTTCTAACGCAGCTAATCAATATTCATCTGATGCAAGAATCAAGTCAACGTCACTTACTAGTGCTACACCTGATTTATTCTTTGGTAGCTTTAAGCCAACAATGTTGCGCAGAGCGTTTACCCATTTGACACGTTTGTCAAAATTATTTTTATTTAATAATCCAGCTTCGGTTTCTAGATCACGTATTGTTAGTTCTCTGCATTGCGTTTGTTGGTCACTCACGTCGGGTGTTTTGAAGCAGCATCCGCAACAGCCGTGGATGGTCATCTCTGGTTTTCCTTCACGAATCCAATACGCAGCGTCGTCTGGATCAGGATGACCTACGCCATGCTCGGGACAGATGCGCTCCATCACACCCTTATCGAAACGGAAGTTCATCTTCCACTCCCTCATGTGGTGCTGGGATGGGTTATGGACGCAGCAATGCCGACCTTCGCAGTCATTAGGAATATGAGTGATTAACTTTTTAAGGTAAGTCTTTTCGTGTGATAATAGTTTACTCATCGCCCTCTCCTTTCCACTTTCCGATGGTGCGGAGGAAAGCTTCTGCGCGTTGAGTAGCGGTTGCCCACGCTGGCTCATTTGACGTATTTGATGGATCTTCAAGAACGACAAGGTAGAGGAATCTTCGATACAAATCTAGATCCGTTAGCATCTTCTCTGCTTCGTGCATCGCGTTGAGGTCGTTGGAGTAGTCGGGAATTGAGTTGAGCCCGCCATAGTATGCTCCGTCTTTTTTGAACGCGTGCGATAGTTTCTGCCAACTAAAAATTCTTGGCTCGCAAGGCTCCCACCCACACGCTTCCGCGATGGTGATTCTTTGTTGTTCGGGTGTCACTTCCGCGCCTCCTCCCATGCGGCAAAGGCGAGTTCTGCTTTAGTGGGTGGGGTCTCCCGCCATGTCGCGATCAGTAGTGGTTGCAGTCGCAACGCCAACCGATCCGCCAGTGCGCGTTCTGCAAACAGCGCATCGTTAGTCCGCTCCCATCTCAGCATTATTTCGCCCAGCGCATCAGCTAGAGTCCGGTTACGCAATTGGCATCGAGCTAAAGACTCCCGCGCTTCATCCAGCGCATTTTCAGCCCTAGCCGCCACCTCAATCGCGCAACCCCATTTGTTTTCCCAGCCGATGATTTCGTTTCCCAGCTCGTCAATCTCATCCTCCATTTTTTCGCATTCGGCTAATAGCGCATCTACTCTGTCGGCGTCATCTCGCCGCGACTTTCGGTAGGCGGCGGTTGTTCGTTCGTATTTCATAGTTCTGGTTGGTTTCGTGTTACGAACAACCAACTACTTGAAAAACGCCAGACCGTCAATATTTTTCAATAAAATAATTCACCCTCTAGGAGAACAATCAATTCATTGAATGTCTCAGCAGATTCAATTATCGTAATGTCCTCAAGATCAAACTCTTGCATCACCATATCCTGAAACACCTCAAACTCATCCGGCTCAAAGAAAGCTTCAAACTCTGCACGGAAGGGGAATGTGAGACGGTAGTTTAGAATATCCTCAAGGATTGCGGTAAGCGCGTCAATGATGTAGAATCTATTCATACTTTGTAATTTAAATAGTAGTGTGCAATTAAGGCTGCGTCAATCATTCCGTCATGAGGAGTCCGGCTTCGGCTTGTGGCAAGCCAATTCTCGTCGGGCCACAGGTTATTGGCTATGGCAAGGGCTTTTACTTTGGTCTGCCCTTTTGCGAGACACTTGCCTAGTTGAATATCTTGCCACTCCTTAACCTGCACCCTGTATACTGGATACTTAACCGTCTCGCAAAGGCCTAAGATTTTGCCGAAGGAGATGCTCATGGATCTCATTGCCTGAGAGGACTTCGCGTGTTTGAGTGGTTCCTCAATCGCAATTAAAGTACTCAACGGTGAGAATTGGTCTAGCCAGTGTAAAACACCTCTGACACAAACCTCAGACTTACCGTTTGTTTCTTCGATGGGCATTGCAATCGAATCAAGAAGTAGTCCATGGAAGCCGCTGATGGCACAGAGGCCACCGCTTATGCCGTTATCCACTCCGATAATAACTTGTATATCACTCATAAAATACCAGTAATGATTTAAGTATGAGTCACTCGATTTCTTCCGCTTCGACGACGACGCTCGACCCGCCATTTGCTGCTTTGGCATTATTGAGTATTGAGATGTCGATTGAAAGACCACCACCGCTATTGCTGCCGCCTTTAGGATTTAGGCCCAAGTTGCGACGGATTAGTTGGTCTAGTTCAGATAGTTCACGCACAGTCCTCGGACCTCTGACATTCATCATATTGTCCCGTAGCATCTTAATTGCGGATGCCGCGACGTAGGCTTGATATTTATCGGAAGGGCTTGCTTGGTTCTCCGCTACTTCCAATAGAGCCTGTTGCTCTTCATCGCGTGCGGAAAGTCTTGAGTCCTCGATGATAGTGGCGGCGACCTCTTCCAGATTCTTTTGGAATGGTTCCGGTGCTGGTCCAGTCTCTTCCTCAGTATCGCCATTCTTTACCGTCTTGTTTGCATCGCGCAGCCAACGACAAATGGAGTGGACCCCTACCCCGAGTTCTTCGGCAATGCGAACTTGTTTCCAACCGGAAGCGTAGAGATCAAAGCACCGTTGCTTGATCTCAGCGTCTCTACGGCGTTTAGCAGTGGCCTCATCCCGTAGCGTTTGAGTTTTAGACTTAGCCTTTTTGTTGGCTTTTACTTTTGGTTTAGCTGCATCCTTCGGCATAACGAGTCGAGATAAACCAAAAAACAATTACTTGTCAAACCTTTTTTAATTTAGTAGCCTCCGCTCATATGGGCCGAGCTAAAAAACAAAATCCAAACAAAGTAACTACGTCAGTATTGGAGCCGAGGATTGATCCCGTAAGTAAGAAAATGGATGTTGGTGGTTACCTTATCCCGATCACGAGCACGCTTACAGCTTTGCTCTGGGGTTTTGCCAACCACTCATCACCCAAAGCGCGTGAGTTCTACTTCTGGCGAGTTGCGGATCTACTATGGAACAGAGATGATTTGCCAGAGCACATGTTCTTACGCCACCCTTGGGCGGATAAGATCATCTATGAGTGTATCAACAACAAGTATCTTGCTATCGGCGGTGCTGCATCTTCCGGTAAGTCCCACACCCTTGCTGGATACGGGATCATTAGTTGGCTTGCCGCGCCGAGGGATACCCTTGTGCTGATGACCTCAACCACTTTGCGAGAAGCACGTAAGCGGGTGTGGGGTTCCGTAATCTCTTTGCTCTCTGTGATCGATGGGGCACCAATTAATATTCGAGACTCGATTGGTTCCGCCAACTACGTTGATGAGAACGGGCAGACCTTTGACCGCGCAGGGCTGTCTCTGATCGCAGCAGAAAAAAGCAGGACACGCGAGGCTATTGGTAAGTTTATTGGTCTTAAGCAAAAACATGTAATTCTAATTGGTGACGAGTTGGGTGAGCTTAGCCCCGCCATTAAACAGGCCGCGCTCGCCAACTTGAGTAAAAACCCGCGCTTCGAATTTAAAGGCGCAAGTAACCCTTCAAGTCGCTTCGACGCATTCGGTGACTGGTCAACACCCGAAAATGGTTGGGATTCAGTTACGCCCGAAGTAGACGACGAGTGGGTTACAAAATGGGGTGGTAAGTATATCCGACTCGATGGTGAGCGCAGCCCCAACATATTAGCGGGGCAGACGCTTTACCCGTTCTTGCCTACAATAGAAAAGATTGAGGAGGATAAAGCACTCTTGGGTGAGACGAGCAGGGCCTATTACCGAATGGTTCGTGCCGTGTTCTTCGACTCAGACGAGAACGAGGGTATCTACGGCGAGGCTGAGATGATTAAGTCGGGTGCAACTAAGGCGTGGGAATTCAATGGATCTACAACTCTGATTGCAGGAGTCGATCCGGCCTTCACAAATGGGGGGGACAGAACAGTGATGTATACTGCAAGGGTTGGCTCTTTTGCTAATGGGCAATACGGGTTAAAGTTTGAGAATTATTTTACACTAAATGACGACACGACTAATAAGGCAGTTCCGCGTACATACCAGATCGTGCACCAAATCCGAGACCACTGTTTAAAGTTGGGTATTAAACCGGAAAATGTAGCGATTGACTCGACGGGAGCTGGCTCACCTTTCTGCGACGTATTGGCTGGCGAGTGGTCAGACCAGTTCTTGCGTGTGCAGTTCGGCGGCAAACCCTCGGATCGGCGTGTGAGTATGAACAGCCAGCTTACTGGCGAAGAACTGTATACCAACCGTGTGTCGGAACTTTGGTTTGTGGGTAAGGAGTTTATGCGGACTCAGCAGATTTGCGGAATTAATTCGGAGCTGGCAAAGGAAATGTGCTCACGCAGATACGACATGGTGAAATCCGGCACACTAAAAGTAAAAGTCGAATCGAAGGCGGAACTAAAACAAAGGTCAGGCCAGTCACCGGACATTGCCGACGCCGCATTTATCGCGCTTGATCTCGCAAGGCAGAGGCATGGATTGGTTGCTGTTGATGCCCCTAAGAAAACGGAGCACGGCTTGTTTGGTGCGCGACAACCACGCACCCTACGCGACCTTGATGTCGTGAGTAGGTCTAAACATTCACAGATGATTTACGATTAAACCCTTTAGAATGGACTTCTCTACACGGGAGGGAAATCTGAAGAGTTTCTCAAACTAGTGTAATTCATAATAATTCAATAATTTATGGGTATCAAAAAGAAATGAATTATTGAGTTAATATGAATTACCTAAAGGGAAGAATACTTATAGGGTATCCTTTAGGGGAATCTGTTAGAGCTTTCCGGACACCCTATCCCATGCGGGCCAGAAGAGTTCGTCGAGTGCCCGAACAATTGGCTCTTGCTCGTATGACTCGCTCCAACTTATGCCCGAGATGAACAACGCGGCCTCAACCATTTCGTGGCGTATCGTCTCACGAAGGAGTTTCTTGTTCTTGACCGTCTCCCTGTCTATTTCGATTACCTTTGCCTCGGGCAAATACTGTCCGTAGCACTCCCCCCTCAGATCCTTAATGCGAATAGGAATCCTGTATCCTGCAATTTGAACACTTTTCGGGACCACTGATGGATCATATAGGATTCAGGATACAGGGTCCAGTCCAAAATAAATACTTGCATTTCTACTTTAAATGATGCACGATTTCGTGTGTGTCGATTCAATTCAAAAGAACCCCTGATGGTAAGATTAAGTACCGTGGTGAACTTTTTGCTGGATTCAATAAACCCAAGAAGGCTCCTGCCGGAGATCCTAAGAAGTACGTGGTGCTCGCCAAGGATGGCTCTAAGGTCGCCAAAGTTAAATTTGGGCAGCGTGGCTACGAAGACTACTTGCAACACGGTGACGCCAAACGTCGCGCTAATTTTAAATCTCGCATGAATTGCTCTGCATCAAAAGATAAGACAACCCCTAAATGGTGGGTTTGCCACCATAATTGGTAACTTCAATAATTAAAAATATGGCCGCCGAAATGAACAGAGGATCTCTTACAAAAAAAGAAATATACGGGACTAATATCCCGTCGGCTACTGCCGTAAAACAATATGAGGACGAACAAGCAAAGAGGAGAATTTACGATGCGGCTGTCGCTGGTGGTGTATCTGAAGCAGATGCAACTGCGGCTGCTGAAGGTTCCGGTTTTGGGTCATCTACTCCTCGGTTGGATAAGATGGCCTACGATGAAGAACAAAGGCAAAAACGCTTAGCGTCCACAGGAATAGAGACACCACGCGTTAGGGCTGATCTAAGTGTCAGACAACTTATCCGCCGTTTTAAAGGTCAAGCTCCGTTGGCTGAAACCCCACTACAGTTCGCAGCACAAATCGAAACTAGTAAAGGTTATGGTGGGGAGAGTGCCTTGCTTACTCCGGCTGGAAAAATGCGGGCTACTGAGTCCGCTATCGCTGCGGGCTTGAGTCCTGCAGAGGCACAGGCGCAGATCAATGCAGCTAGTGCGTCACTGCTTAAAGATGTCAGTGAAAAAGCAAGAATTACAAAGGGTCTAAGTGAGCCTTTGGCGCCATCGATCTCAACCGCAGGATTGACCCCAACTAGTAAGCCTACTCCCGCCGCAACTGAGATCCCCGAAACGACTCCTGTAAAACCAACCAAAACAACGGATACAGCACCAGCTGTTAAGACTGTAGTTGAAGCACCAGAAATAATTTCTGGTGCGCCTGAAAGCGAAATTGGAAAAGCAGCTGCTATAGGCACCGTAGGGAGTGTAGTGTTAAAGTCCGGACTCGATGTAGGTGCAAAAGCCGCAGAGACCGCAGCAGCAGATGCCGCAAAAAAAGCTCTGGAGAAAACGGTCGCTGGTGGTGCCATAGATGCTGCTGCTGAGACTGCATTAAAAGGCTCTGCTGAATTGACGGAGGCAGCTAAGATTGCCAAGCAGCAAGCACTTGCTGCTGAGCGTATGTCAAAAGTTGCGCAAGGGCTAACCACACCAGTTGAAGTGGCTACTAACGTAGATGAATTAAAACGGCTTAGGGATGTTGCAACTGGTAGGGTTGAACCGGTAAACTATATTAAAAATGCCAAGCTTGCCAAAGAAAGAGCTAATGCTGCAGTCGCAGCAGCCAAGAAGGCTGAAGCCGCACTTGAAGGAACTGTCATGGGTCTCGCTGGTAAGTCGGGTGACATTGCTGTTGAAGCCGCAAATATTTCAGCACGTTCCGGTAAGCTCGCAAAAACAGGGGAAGCACTTAGGAAGATCTCAGGTAGCAAAGTGGTTAAAGGTCTCGGAAAAGCTTCAGGGATTCTTGAGCTGGCTTCAATGGGTATTGAGGCGGGTAGCCTTGCTACTGACGAAAATCTTCGCAAACAGCGCATTGCTGAGCTAGAACAGGCCGCTAGTGGTAGTTCCACTTTGAGCGGAAAGGGAGCGGCACAAGGATTCTTTAATCCTGTCGGAACCCTATACGCAGCTGGAGCTATAGCGGGTCAAGCTCTTGAGAGTGGAGCTGCTGCAAAAAAAGCTGAGGCCGCATTGGGGAAAGCTGAACAGGAGTTCAATAAAAGGCTAGAAACTCGACGTAACATCGTTAGTGACGAAGACTTTCAAAAATTAGCACAAAAAGAACGCTCCGCAATAATGGCCGCCGTTCGTAAAGCAACTAAATAATTATGGCTCTTTCCGATTTTGATTCTTTAGAGGACACCGAAGCACCTGTAGCAGGTACCGCTTCTGTTGAGCCGACACCCTACGAGAAAGAGTTTCTGCCTTCCCAGCAAAAATACTTTAAGGAGTTAGCCCAAGACACTAAGCTTAGCCCTTTGATGAGGGCTGGACTACTACAGAGTAGTGTTGAACAAGGGCAACAAACTTTCATGAAGCGTGCCGCCGTTGAGCAGGCAGGCATGGATATCAAGGCCAGACAGATGCAGTTTGAGACCGCTAAGTTCACCTTGGAAGAAGCGCGGGAGGATGCCGCCCGTAAGCGGAATATGTTTGGTGAACTTTCTAAATTGCAGGAGGAACTTGATCCCGTAATGAAAGATACGACGCTTGATTCTGTTGCCAAAAAAGATATCTACGGTCAGCTAGGCGTAAAGTATGCTGGCGTTGCTGCGGTTAATCCTGCGGTTGCCAATGCCCTTAATGCGGCCAATGCTAGCCTTAGCTCACAACCTAAAGATCGCGTTACTAAGCTCGACTACTTCAATGCTGGAGCCGACCCAAGATACCTCGCAGCGTACGAGGGAGAAATTGGACGCCCACTAGGAGCCAATGAGGATGTGCCAATTGATATTTATGGTGCCGGACTTTATTCAGGCAAACAGCTAAAGGAACAAATGGAGCAAGATTCCAAAATCGCACAGGATAAATTCCAGAAGCAGTATGCTGGTTTGAATAAAGTCTTGGATGTAGCTATCGAAGGTAAGCTAGTTAAGAACCCATTAGGTCCAACTAAGCCATCAAACGAATTTGAAAAGCCCGCAACTAAAGCAGCACTAAATGTTCTTGTGGGTCAATTTGGAACGCCGGAAGAACAGAAAAAGTTCGAAGGCGGAAGCGCTATTGATCAACTTACTATTGGACAAGGTATCGCAATTGGTATCCAATCTGGTACACGGTTGCCTGCACCCGCAAAACCTGCACGCCCCTCTTTCCGTTCATCTTTCACTACTCCGTCTAAATAGACAATCTCTAAACACATACAACTGAATTACCACAATGCTGGAAATTAAACCGTTTGACGCATGGGCCGAAGCCAATGCCACCGCCGACCCATCTGAAAAGATCAAGCAGTATGCCGATTATGTTCGGACTAATGCATATAAGAATGGACAGCTTGATGAAAATAGTGAGCAGGAAATTCAACAAGGAATCTATGATCGCGCTGTTGTCGATGGTCTGATTGCAGAGGACGAGCCAGAAGCCGATAGAAATCTGAAGATGCAGGGTTTGATTACACCCATGCAGAATAAGGATGCCGACGCGAAGTTCCTCCTCGATCACTACCAGATTGATTTTGCTGACGGTAGCCCTGAGTATTCAGAGAAAGCACCGACGATTCAAAAGTATCTGTCTCTTAAACAGGTATCGCCAGATAAAGTCGGCGACTTACAAGGAGTCATCGATGGCTATCTTGAGGACAAGAATGCCGTGAAGAGCGCCCGATTGTCTGCCGTTGACAGAGGAGACTATCGTGTTATTTCTATTGAAGAAGAAGGTGGTCGCCAGCTCTACACCGGAGCGGATACCAAACCAGAGAACCTGAACGGAGAACTTGATTCTTTGATCAGTAATGGGGCTATCGCCCCCTCTGATCTCCTCAGCGTCAAAGGTCTTATGTCGCCCATCAATGGAGGCAAATCGACTGTCGCAGAGGGAACACGGTATAGCGTATTTGATAACACAATTCGTGAGCTTGCTAAGAAAGACCCCACTCTTCGTAGCTCTATTGACCAAGAGACCGCTCGTATCCGTGAGTCCAAACGTGAGGCGCAGATGACCGTTGGCGAGTCTATTTTTGAGGGCGTCAAGGAGGCAGTAGCTCTCCCCTTTGACGCGCTGTCTAATGTTATTACTAGTGCCTTTGGCCTCTCACACCCTGAGGAACAAGCGCCTACACCGTCCGAACTTATTGGAAAGAATAAGGCTATCACAAGCAGGTTCTCAAATACCGAAGTAAATAAGTTCTTAGGGGATTTTCTTAAGCACCAATCCGGTCCCGTGTATAACGCAGATAGACCGGAGACAGGTATCGACGTGGACAGCTTGGGCACCCCTATCATCAGCCCCGCCCTTATTGGGAATAAGGATCAGTTCGAGAAAGCCCTTCTTGTATCTCCGTTGAATGACGATCAGAAAGAACGTGCTACCATTAGCCGTCAAGCTGTTCTTGAAACTGAAGCACCGAAGATCCTGAAACTTATTCTAGGTGAAAGCGGAGAAGCGGCTTCTAGCTTTGCACAGGCTAAGGCTGCGGGTAAGACGGATGCGCAATTTGTTGAGGAGTGGGTTGGTAACAATTCACAAAACTATAGCGGTATGTCGGAGCGACTGCAACAGTTAGGTATGAGCACCTTCTCTGCTATCGCAACACTTCCTGCTGGCATCGGTGCTTTGATGGGCTTTGAGCCTGCCACTAAAGCACTTGTTGCCATGAATAAGGAACAGTCTGACCGCGAACAATACGCTCAGCTTTTTGGTGACCAATTTGGCTTGGGCTTTCAACTAATCAATACTATCCCCCAAGTTGCAACCGACATCCTAGCTACTATTGGAACCACAGGTGCATATACCGCAGCCAAAGGTGTTGTTCGTGGTGGCGTAAAAGCAGTTACTCGCGAAGCTTTGCGTGGTGCCGTGTCTATGGTTGACGATACGACTGCCGTATTGGTTAAGGATGCGGCAAAGGCTGGCGGCGAGTCTCTCGTTAGTAACGCGCTCAAAGATGTCGGTGATAATCTTGCTGTCAAACTATCACGCGCTGAGCAACTCGTCCCCCTATTTGCCACTACGTTCACACGGTCTGCCAGTTCGACTTATGGTTCTATCTATGGGCAGCTGCCAGATACCATGAGCCATGATGAGAAACATCAGAATGCTTTTGGTTATAGTATTGCGGCTGGACTAAGCACTGCCGTCATTACCTCTGGCATGAGCTTCTTAGGTAAAGGTGGTGTTGAAGATCTTGCAACTGGTAAGTTCCGCCCCGCTACCCTTGCCGACGAGACGGCCACTAACGTGCGTAAGGTTCCGCTTAGCGAGCTTAACTACAAACAAGCCAAGTTCCTTTACGAAAATCTGGAAAATGCCGGAGCTAAACTTAGCGACGGAGCATTCAAAAAAGTTCTTCGTAGCCACATTGGTGGTGAGTATAAAAACTATTTTAGCACAGTGCTTAAGGGTGGTATTGGTGAGGGCTTTGAAGAAGCTCTCGACACTGCAATCCAAGGACGCATTGAAGATGCCGCACTGGATAAGAACACTCCGCTTTCCGAGCGTGTGAATCAAATCTTTACCGCCTTTACTTTGGGCGGAATCTTGGGTGGTGCCGTTCCTTCTGTTTCCCAGCTTGCATCACCTCTTCAGCAATCTGAGATATCACTCGCTCTCGACGCACGCGCTTCAGTGCTTACTAAGGTAGCCAACGATTTGCGTAAGACCGGAAGCAGCGCCACTGCCGAAGTTCTGCAACGTCAGCTTAACGACGCACAAGCAGCAGCTAATGAACAGAAGCAGCTTGAGATTGCAGCACAGCAACAAAAAGAAGAGCGAGTTAAGTTCGAAGAAGTTGTCACAAATGTAGACAAACCAATTAGCTTTGAGCCTACGGGACAAGCTGAGTTGCCAATCGGAGATACACGTTCGATGGTGTTGCCTGAGACGACTCGGTTCCTCACAGACTTTGAGGGCGAGCGTGCCTATGTTGGTTCTTATGGCGGAACTCTTGAGCGCGTGGGCGATGCAGTACACCTAAATCTCGATGAGCCTAGAGCTGACGGCGTTACCCATCTTGTTGTAGGCAATAAGTTTCAACCGATTGATAAGTCTGGCGTTCGACTTGACCGTAAGCGGTTGATGACTACCGGAGAGCATAGAGGATCTATCCCCGCAGGAACTCCTTATGTCGCACCAAACCCAAAGAACAAACAACAGTTTGCATTACCAACTGAAGCGGAGAACGTATCTCTCGCTCAAGATATGGCAGATGCTCCGGTTCTTCGCATTAAGAATGCACGTCTTATTGGGCAAGAGAATATCCTCAGCGATATTATCCTTACCGACAAAGGTCAGATTGAAGATGCTTTGCGCTATTATAATCTTGAGTTTGCGGAAGTCAGCAAGCCTGAGAATATCCAACAACTTGAACTCGGCTTATTCGATGAGCCACCCGTCGTTGAACCCACTACTACTCCTGTAGCAGATCCAACCGCAGTCATCTTACCTCCGACTCCTATTGTCGTTAAGGGTAAGAAGGGCAAGAAAGATACCGTGATTCCAGTTAGCGTTGACGCTGACAAGCCGATGGACGTAGCCGCTACGCCCGCTGAAGTTGTCCTAGCCGATGCTGAGCAAACGGGAATCGCGCCTCCGGTAAAACCACAAACGGAAGAGGGTACGTTCGTGAGTGGGCTTATCAAGGAGAGTCCCTTGGCCCTAGCCCTGCTTGATGTTTCACGTCAAGGCTATTCTGCCGAAGCAATTAATAATGTAGCTGAATCATTTGCTCCTGAATATTTCGCAGATCTACAAACCCGTATTGATACAGCAAACAAATTTGCTTCCGACCTTGACGATGTCCTCGGCGGAACCCGACAAGAAATCTTTAGTTCCCTCAACTCTATGCAAGCGATCTATGATCGCGTTCGGGTCGCTCAGTTCACACCGGCTAAGGGACCCGCTATTGCTCCTGAAGTTATCTCCGAAGAGCTACCTCTTATTACAGAACCTACTGCTCCTACACCAGCAGCTAAGAAACCAGCTAAAGGAAAGAAGGTTCCGGTTACCCCTCTCCCCTCAGCTATTGTTGTAGACAACGAGGAGAACCCAACGGAGGCAGCTGCCAAACTGCAAGAGGAACTATCGGAACTTGCGACTACCGTTCCAGTCTTCGATGCTGATGGCCGCTCTACTACTTTGGAATCTCTTGAAGTTGAACTGATACAACTGGACGGTCGTATATCATCTGCTAAGGAAACCGGAAGGGCAGTGCCATCAAGCGTCCTTGATTCTTTGAAGCGTCTCCGCGATAGTGTCAACCAAGCCCGCGTTCTTGTTGGCAATAAGTCTTCCGTAATCGAAAACCAAATCAAAGAACTTAGTAGTCCTGACCCTGATGTTGATGTCCGTACGGATCAGCAAAGGAACGCCGACGATCTTCTTGATATTATGGAGGGTAGGGTGAGCCCGTCGCCTGACGTAGCAGCGAAAGCAGCGGCAGTAGCAGTAGCAAAATCTAAGTTTAAAGAGAAGGCAGGCGTTGGTCCTGTTGCGTATGTAAGTAAGCAACCCCCGCTTGCTGTGTATAAAAGCGGACTGTTCCGAAATACAACTGAAGCTCAGCTCTTTACCGAATGGACTGCTGGTGGTTTCATGATTAGTAACTTTGCTGAGCATGGATACGACCCTAGAGCAGTGAGCGGCATCCCGTTCCAAGCACACAGCACTGAGATCAAGCAACGCCTATCCAAAGCTGTCACAGAAAACTTCCCGTTGATTCCTGTGCCTGAAGGAACAGCTACATTAAAGTCTAATGTTCCAGTTCCAAATATGGATAAGGCGGGCAGTAGTTATATTGATATCCCTGTCGTCTTGGACACCAACAAGACCCCTATTGCAGGTGTGTTTACTAATAACCCCCTCGTTACCATGCAGCAGATTGACAAGGGGCTTAGAATCATTATCCCTAAATCTATTGTCTCAAGTAAAGGCTTCTCCCTTAACAAGTCAATTGACACCAGACCTACAGGTAATGGTGGGCTGGAGGTTATCAATGTACGGAGGCACCCAAATGATACCGGAGTAAGCAATGCCGGAGATGTTTCCCTTGTTGGCAAGAGTGGATATACCCCGAAGAAGGCGATGACCAGTTTGGGTAACCTACTACGCGAACCAGCACCACAATTCCTAGATGGCGCAGGCCCTTCGGCCAGAAACAAAGCCAACAATACCTTTGAGACATACATGAATGACATGATGTCAGCATCCCAGTCTCAAAATGTTGCGACACCAGCAGGTGTAGAAACTAGGAAAAGTATTTTTGGTAGCTTTGAAAGACTAATCACAAGTTCTTTTGGTCTTAGCGAAGACAAAGGACGGGAAGCTATGAGTGTGGCACAAGTTGCTTACGCCAATAGCCTAAAAGAATATGGGCTCGGAAAGAGAATTGAAAACAGCCTCATTAAAGCACAGCAACTTAACCCATCGGCTACGCTGTTCGACATCAATATCCCTAAAATTATTCTTGAAGAGGCAACGTCCAAGGGTCAAGTAACGCCGCCGATTAAAGATGTTGCTGACGCACTTAAGAAGATCTACGGTAAAACCGCTCAGTCTCCCGAAGGGGAACTCACTAATTACGGAACGTACCTTTATAACAGTGTTACTTCAGGTGCTATGAGCATAGGGGTTAAACCTTTTAGAACCCAAGTACGTGATTCCGCTAAACGATATCAAGTCTCAGAGATCCGGCGCAACAGCAAAGTGCGCGGCAACAGTGCCGTCTCACAAGAAGATTATGACGGTGTGATGAACTCGCTGGTCGATCCTAATTCCGATGTGGTCGAGTCCGCTATCCGCCTATTGGATACCTCTACACTTAATCAACTGGCTGAGACACTACGGACAAACGCCAAAGCGTACGACAGTCTATTCAAGATCGTAAGTAAATCTGTACCAAACCTCAATGAGGATATGGATGAGGTAGAACTTATTGATCTTGCAGGTCACGCACTAAACAACTACCAAAAGGAAGCGGGCGTAAAGCTTGCACGCGATCTTAAGTCATCCCCTGAAGGGCTCGATCTTGCCAATGCTCTTATTGATATGGGGTGGCTACCTCCTGTTGAGGGTGAGATACTCACACCTAAGGGAACGAGAGCTATCCCAACACAGCTTGAGCCACTACCGGAAAAAGCTACACAGGTTGACAAGAAGGCGCGTTTGTCTAATGCCAAAAAACTGGCAAGAGAATCCGTTGGTGTTTACCTAAGTGAAGCCGATGGTGACATGCTTGCCACCACAGCACGCAAAGTAAACAACGCGGAGATCAAACGTCTAGGCATTGTCAGTAACGATCCGGCATCCGTTATCGCTGCGCTGCGTGACATCCAAGAATCCGGCACCTTGATGCAACGGTTGGTTGCAGGCGTGCTTACGGCCAATGTAGATCTTATCCGCAATGTCCGGTTTACGATTGGTGATATGAACGATGTCCGCTTTGCTGGCGCGTTCATGCCGAAGTCCAATCTGGTCGTGATTAACATCTCCGGCCACAACGGTCGCGGTGTTGTTGATGTCTTGCTGCATGAATACTTGCACGCCGTCACAATCCAGACGATGACTAATCCGAAAACGCCCGCGCAGATCGCAGCAGTGCAGCGCATCGCGTCACTCCGCAATCTTACTGCCGTGCAGGCAGAGAAGATGGGCTTCGATACTGAAGGGTTTACCACAGCACTTACGGACGATCTTGAGTTCATCACCCACGCGCTTACCGCGCCGGAGTTCCAGTCACTCATTAGGGCTGCAACGCCGACGGCACAACGCTCGCTACTCAGTCGCATCTGGGAGTCGCTACGTGCGCTGTTCGGTTATGGTGCTGTTGACAAGAAGATGGCATCCGCATTCGATGAGCTACTCGACTTCACGCAGATGTTCGCCGGAGCAAACACGTTCAACATTAAATCCGAACGGAACCTCCGACTCGATTCACACAAGATCGAAGAAGGGCTGAGCGCCCTGCGTGAGTTTGCTAAGGTTAAGGGTCAACTCCGTAGTAATTCTAATGTGCTTCTTTCGAAAGCCCCAACTGAAGCACTGCTAAGCAACGAACAGATTCTTATGGGGCAACTACCAAAAGGATTTAGTCTCCGTATGGATGCAAACATAAAAGGTATTGCTGGCATCCCTCGTAGTGAACCGACGGTGATGCGTTTCAACGAAGCATATCTCCAAGCGGCTATTGACGGCTTGAGCGAGAGCGCAGCTAAAGCAAGAATCAAAGGTCTAGTAAACCATGAGGTCGCACACTTTGCTGCACTCAATGAATTCACGCCTGCTCAAATTGAACGCGTTGCTTCTGAGTTGAGTGAAGACCAACTGCAAAAAGTAGCGGAGGAATACTATGCTACATCTGGACTTACTGCCGAAGAGATCCGCACCTCAGTGGCGACGGATCGGGAATCCGGTATCCTGTCTGACTCACGCATTGCCGATGAATGGATCAGGATGCAGGTTGAGAAGGCCGCTAACGGTCGCACATATGAGGACATCATCAAGGCCACCAAAGGAAATAGTACGCTACTCTCCACGGTAATTGATGCGATCAAAGCATTCGTTACTCGCCTACGCCAACGGTTTGTGGAATACCCATCCACCGAAACGGCAGCATCCATCTCCTTTGCGGCGCGTGCGTTGCGTAAGATCAACAAGAGTAAGTCGATTGACTTTAACGCCGACCTCTATGCAGAGGGTCGCTTCGGTGACACGGCAAACTTCTTTGCCTCTCTCGATGGCTCGCCTGTTGATGATCAAGTATCCTATGCAATCCCCGTTATGTCCTCCAATGAGGGTAAGGTGGATACGATGAATGAGCGACTGCGTTTGTATAATCTGCCGTCTCAGCTGCGGGATATTATTAACCTGCGTAGTGGAACGGTGAATCAAATTACCGCCGCATCTAAATCTTTGGTTAAGTATTTCCCTAAGCTTCGCGACAACGCACTCAAGGGTGGCGTCGATATGGGAGACATCAAGATCTTGTTCGGAACAACGGCACCTCCGCTTACCGATGCAGATCTTAGAGAGATACTGGACTTGTCAATTGCCTATGAAACAACTATCCCAGACACGGAAACTGAAGGACGCAAGGCTGATCTTGTTGCTGAACACAGTGAGAAGCTGAAGCGGGAGCGCCGTCTTCGGTTCAACGAAGCGTTTGTCAAGAGGCAAGCAGCGGCAGAGCAGAACATTAAGGATGCAGGGTTCAACGAACTTGTTGACCGCGCCGTTCTATTCCGTAAGGATATCAATAAGTTTAAGGGTAGCATTGGATTCGATGAGTCCAATGATGTCTACCTTACACGGGCATACAAGTTCTTCAATACAGAAGGATGGGCGGCGGCTGCAAAGATGGGCGGCATCATTAAGATCGAAGGCAACGACGTTGACTTCAATAAACTTAGGATGAATGCAGCATCAGCATACTACGAAGAGTCTGAAGCTGAGTTCCAGAAGATCGGTAAACCGTATACGTCGAGGGATGTTGATGAACTTACCCTTAAAAAGCTAGACAACTATCTGTCTAGCCTTGAGACAATGACGTCTGCTGTTGACCGCCAGACTATTGACTCTATTCGCAAAGACCTTAATCGGTTTAAGCCGAAGAAGGATATTGATTCTACATTCCGAGAACTCTTAGGTGAGATCGAAGACCCCCTTGCCAATGCAGTCAACACGGCTTTCCGTGTAGGGATGTTGTCCGCAAACGATAAGTTTAGAGCCGACTTTGCAAAGACTGCCCTTGACCTAGGCCTTGCAAGTAAGGACGCAAAGGCGGGATGGATTACATCATTCGCCGCAAGTTCATCGAAGACAACAGGCGATCTTGCTGGTCTTTACTTCGACCCTAAGGTTGCCGGAGTTATCAATGAGATGTTCGGCATAAACATGAAAGGCTTAGAGTCAAACTCTACAGGCATAATGAATAGTGTGGGTAGAACAATCATGGGTGTGAGCGGTGCTGCCATCCAAATGAAAACCCAACTCGGCCTCGGCTACTGGCCACGGAACGTCATCGGCGGTTACATCTTAAGCGCAGCTCAAGGTATCCTAATGAACCCGTTCTCGGCTAAGGGTTCGCAGTCCATCAAACAATCGTGGAGCGGAGCGTTCTCAGCCCTCGGCACAGAGGAAGACCAACGCAATTCAATCCTTCGATTGGTGCAGCTTAATGTCCTTAACGATCAGTCCCAAGGGCGGGCTGCACAAGATCTACTTAGGGGTTTGATTGCCACACCGGAGCAGGATCTCCAAGCTTTGATGACGGCTGTCGATGAGGCCCGCATCACAAAGGATGCAGGTGGCGTTGTTGCTCGACTCAAAGCAGAGGGCTATATAACTGGAGGTCTGGCTAAGGCATACTCCGGCTACGCAAAGGTGACGGATTTCTTAGCGGCCCTCGATGGCGCTATCGACGGGATGTTCAAAGCCAACGCTTACTATTATGAACTTGGTATAATCCAAAAGCATTTCGGTAATGCCATGTCTGTCGAGGCACAGGAGGAAGCAGCGGCACGCAAGGTGAAGCTCACCTTTGCAGGCCACTCGCAAGTAATCGACATTGTTAAGTCTTTCAATAAGACTCCAATGGCTGCGGTCTTCCTTCCGTTTGCACGATGGAAATCGGAAGTGTTCCGCACTATGCTTAACACAGTTCCGCTTGCTCTTGAGGAGATCAAACAAGGCGGGGTCATGGCACGGCGTGGGATACAACGGCTTGCAGGATTTACGGCTACCATTACTGCGGCCCCCGTTATTGTTGGCACACTGATGACAACTTTCTTCCGTGCTCTTACCGGAGGGGAAGAAGAAGAGCGGGAACTCACAGTGGTTGAGTTGGCTGCACTGCGTGAGTCGCTACCTAAATGGCAAAGAGGACATCAGATTAGGGCGCAAGTTCTTAAGGGCGGCAAGGTCCAGATGATTGACATGAGCTATGTCCTGCCGCACAGCCAGTTGACGGACGCTGTCAGTATCATCACTGAAGGATTCAAAACCGGAGAAGGAATCAATGGTTCGCGTCTCGCTAGTTATGTTGTCAACGATTTGATTGGCACTCAGATCGCCGCTACTTCGGTAGACGAGATCTTAAATAATGAGAATGATAGAGGGCAACCGATCTATCTGGAGACCGATAACTCCTATACAGTAATGATGCGGGTTCTCGGTCACTTTGGTAAGGGTGTTGTGATCCCATCCGGCTTAGCAAAAGGCATTGACATCACACGTAAAGGCCAGACGAATGCGGAAGAACTTATCTGGGGTGAAATCCTAGGCTCCCGCCCTAAGACTAATACCTTCGGGGAGATTGAGCGTAGAGGGTTCCGTAATCTTAAAGGACTACTTGACGATTCGGTTTCTACTATTGGTGAACTTACAAGCGGTAGGTTCAAGACAGACAAAGAGATTGATGAGGTTGTTGATCGCCACCAAGACGGACTCAACGAAACCCAACGAAGGATGAATCGCTTCATGCGTTCAATGGTATCGATGGGTTCCGAGGAGTCGTCGGTGTATGCGTCGGCTAAGATCTATAAGTTCAGTGATGACACTATCGGGTCGGCGTATCAAGGATACAGGATTGCTTGGAGACCGAACGATAAGTGGAATCAAAAGACTTACTTCAATGCCCAGCAGGCTAAGGAGCAAGACCCGATGCAGAAGATCCAAAGCATTAATAGATCAGTCAACCGCAAGGGGTCTATGTATTATGTCAACGGCCCTTATGACGAATGACATCTGACACTTGATGCCATAGGATAATCAAGATAGGGAGCGGGCCCATAATAAATACAATCAGGAAGGAGAGTAGAGTCATCATGATCTACTCTCCTTTCTGTGTCTTGCGTTCGAGCATAAGTTCAAACCCTTTACGCATTGCCTTGAGTTCACTTAGGTTACGCTCATAGAACCATCGCAGCATATGGCTTCTCTCGGAGAACTCTTTGTGAGGGGACTTGATTGCCCTGCCACCTATCTTAGATACTAGCGAGTCAAGCTTCTTACTCATTGTGTTTCCTCCAAGGTAAAGGAACCGAAGTTCTTTGTGTGAATAGTCCAGTCATCGGGACCATTGCCCACCATATTATGATCCACAATAAACGTCTTGTTATGTAGTGCAATAGTAGGCTTACATTTACAGGTCATGGATTCTGTATGCTTCATACCGGAATCAGATACAGGAATGGTGTGTATCTGAAAGTTAGCTCTATGTTCTTTCGTTATTTTCATTGTGTAATATTTATTAGTTATTAATCTCATCTAGCTTGAGAGCCCCGTCGATGTAGCACTCAAGCTCATCGTTAAGCCTAGTCATGTGGCTGTCGGAATGCGCATCATCGGGGAAGTCGCAGGCTGCGATGACCGTATCTATAAAGACGCGCACCACACGGGCTAGCTTCAATGCGGGGGACTTGACTGATAGCCCGTTGATGTATGCCGTTACCGTCAAGCCGTGTCTGCCATCTTCGCAGCACACGTTAATGATTGTGTGTCCTGCGTCGAGTTGGGTGTACTTTGTTTTTGTGTTGTTCATATTGTTATGGTTGGGTGAGAGTTGATAGGATCAGAGCGTGCGGAACTTGTCAAGGTGGATTAGCGCGTCACCCACTAGTGTGTCGATTGTCCCGTAGTTATCATATACATCTAGTATTCGTTTACGCTCCTCGACATTAAATGAATTGATTAGTTTTACCGTAGCGAGCAAGGGATCATCAATGGTCATGCGATCACACACCCATCTAATGAGATTGGTGGATGCGGGAGTGTTCCTTCTATTATAGCAAAGGCCTATAAACAAATTGTCTTGTCTACCCGCAATCATTAGTCGCTTCGTCATGCCATCATCGAGTGGGTCTATGCCTACTGCTTTAATTGTATACTGTGTAGATGTTAAGTAGGTATTGATCAGCGGCGAAGCATAACCATTACACTCGCTGAACGGATCACATTGACCCAGCAGCAGCTTAGCTAGCGGGGAGTATATTGACAGCACACTTACCGACTCACGTCGTATGTATATAACTTGATAGCCTTGTACCTTGACAACGAATGGGTCTAGTTCGCTATGACTTTTTTCTTTCATCGGCTTATACATACCAATAACAAAGTCAGTTAGGCGAACAGCGGAGTCATCTCCATTTAAGATGTCGCTCTGCCATTGCAGTACGTCTTGTCTGATTTGCTTTACGTCATTAATCTTATATTTATTTGCAAAGTTTCTCTTAAGTTTTTCCATAGTATTATATTTTTTAGTGTTGTTGCTCCAGCTATGCGGTAAGCTACGCAGTCAGGGGATTACAGTTCGGAGATGGCGAGGGCAGTGCCCACCTTGAAGTCAGCAACGGAACGCTGAGTGGTCAACCAAAGCAGGGGGAACTCCACTTGTGGTAGTGATGCTAGATCGTAGGACCACCCGTCAGTCAGGTATACCATGACATCCATATCGTCCACGTTGTCGCGCACCCAGTCGAAGGCGGGCTTGAACGCTGTGCCACCCCCACCCTTCAGCTCGGCGGGCACTGTGTCACCTGTCTCAAGTGAGACGACATCGGCTACGACATGGGACACAGACAGTAGGTGCAGGCGCTCCGGCTTAAGCTCGTCGAGGATGCACTGTGCCTCTTGCAGGAAGCGGTCATACGTGCGCTGTCCGATTGAGCCGGAGGTATCAAGCACTAGTACAATCTCGCCTGCCTTCTTGTTGCGTCTGCCTGCACCCACTACTCCTGTTGTGGAATAGACCGGAGCATTGAACGGTGCATCCCATCCGCAGCGTGAACGATTGGTGAGCCACTCACGCAGTAGGTCCGGCCAACCTAACGTCGAGCCGTAGCTGCGCTGGCTACCGACACGCTGTCCGGTAGATCCGCCGCTCGCTTGTTGTCTCCTATCGATCTCGTCAGCTATTAGGATACGGTCGTTGTCCTCCTCAATCTTGTCGATTGCTTCGGCTTGTGTCTCACCATCCTCTGCTTCCGGTTCGATGTTGTCTGGCGAGCCAGTACCTACGAAGTCGGATAGGTCATCATCGTCCGAATCACCGCCGTCTTGATCAGGTCCGTCAGCTCCGCCGTCGGGATCGGCATCTCCGTCACCACCGTCAGCACTGTCGGAAGGAGTTGGTCCTCTGTCTGTATCCGAATCGTCGTCATTATCCCCGTCGCATGGGGCGTCTCCGTCGCTGTCACTTTCATCGTTGTCCTGTTGGTCATTACTGTCTTGGGGTTGGGGCTCTGGGTTGGGGTTAATCTCAGGCTGCGGGGCAGGGGGTTGCGGCTTAGTCAACTCACGGTAGAGTTGCTCAGCGGACTTGTCACCGGACAGGGCTTCGTCGAGTAGCACACCTTCGATGAAGGGGAACACCTCCCGCTTGAGCTCACGGTTACGCATTGCGATCATCGCATTGATGACGTAGTCCGCTGCGATGTTGGCAAGCGTGGAGTCCTTCAGCTTATTCAGTCTCCAGCCGTGACCCAATAGGGCGTGCAGTGCCTCATGCACTAGCAAGAAGGCGATGAGCCCCGACGCATTGGGTTGGCGGCAAAGCTTAGCGATGCCCTCCTTGTTGAGTAGCAGGCGGCGACCATCCGTTGCCCCGTATGGGATAGCGGTTGACCACTCCCATTCCATTGACATGAGCTTACTGTATGAGAGGAACCAGTAGCGGCTGACGCTACGCATGGCAGCGGCAAGCGGGTGGTCTGTGTCAAACGATGTTGGATCTATTGTATTTGATTTCATATATTTTTATTTAGGTTAGGTTGGGTTGGGTGGGAGGGGGGAGGGGTCGGACCTCCCGCTGTAGGTTACAGGCCGAGGGCTGCGAGCGTCTCGTCTGCTTTGCTGATTGCCTTGTCTGCTTTCGCGGCGATGACTACCCGCTCATCCTTTGTCGGTATCCCGATTGGTGATGCCGCTGCATCGGCGGCGAGTCTTACTACCTCATCGATCTCCGGCAGGTCAAGGAAGTTTAGATTCTTCACACGCTTTGCTTCGTCACGCAGCTTATCGAACTGCGTCAGGTGCAAGCGGTCGGCGTTACGCATCGCATCGGTGAAGTCCTCGATCACTTTCTTCAGGTCACGAACAGGTCCCGCATGGGATGCACGGAAATCATCCTCGATCTGGCGTTGGCTGTCGGCTCTTACCCGATTAGCTACCTCCTCGGTTAAGCCAGTGAGCACCGCTTCGTTGACGGACACCGGACGATTGATGATGGACAAGCGCATCGTGAACTTGCTCGCCACCTCCGTTGCAGTGGGGATAATAACTTCGCTAGCAAATCCAGCAAGTCTTCCTCTGATGATGTTAAGCAGGTCAGGATACGTAGCAAGGATGTCCTCGCGGATTGTATCCAGCTCCACCATCGCATCATCGAACACGTTCTGCACTTCACCTACGTCCTTCACACGGAGGTAGAACCCGCCAGTCTGGCAGAGCATACCGAAGCGGCGAACCGCGACACCTGTCCGCTGCTGCAAGCTGATCGCCTTACCTACCGCCGTGCCCTTAGCGGCAAGGATGGTATTGTAAAGGCGAGCCGCATCCTTCTCCGCTCCGGCTGATGTGATTGCACGGGCCGAAGCGGAGCGGTTGAGTGCGGTGGTTGCAGGTGCTGTCGTCGCATAGTGGCAGAGCACAAGGGATTGAGCGACCTTCAGGTTTAACGGTGTGTTGTTTGTTGTCATAATGTTACTATCTATTTTGTTTTATTGTTAATGAACGCTGCAACTATGCGGTAAGCTACGCAGTGGAAAGTCAAGACGGTCTTGACTTATCCGAGGATCAAGGCATGGGACTTTGGATGTTCGCTAAGCGGGATGCCCCTACGTTCAGCGGAGCGGGCACCGAACTCACGGATGTCTCCCCTGCATTTAAGTAGTAGGGTAACGAGCCAGTCAAACCCGCCACTGTGCACCGCAATCGGGATGTCCTTCACGCCTCTCGTCGCCTGACTCAGGCAAGCGGAGACAAGAGCGAACTGTGAGGCCGGATCATTTGGCACGGTGAACCCGTCAGGATTGCTGCGAAGCGCGGCGATGTCTGGCAGCTTGTCAACGTGTTGCAGGAACCCGAAGAACGCACTGGCTGCACGATCTCCGATGCTACCCTTCACCGCCTTGCGGTAGATGTCTTGTGCTGATTTACGGATGGGCTCAAGCAAGGCGACTGCTTCCCATGTCCGAGGACAAGGATGCGGGGCACCATCGTATGGCATGACGACAGGTGGGTTGAAGTGATCCAACCCGTCACCTCCTGTCGTGCCGAAGCGGAGGAATGCCGGAACATGTGAACCACTCGCCACTAATTCTTGCTGTCCGTCATACCAGTCAAGCCAGTCGGCTACGTTGGGATCTAGCGTCACCTTGATACAGCGTTCAGTGAACGGGGCATCCTCCACAGCGGAGCGAGTGCCGTCCTGTCTGCGGTTAGTGGCACACACTACAAAGACGTTAGTGCCGAGGGTATGGGAACCCACCTTCCGGTTACCGGATGCAGGGTACAGGGAGCGGAGCAAAGCCCGAACTTGTGGGTCATAGTCGTTGACCTCATCCAAGAACAGGAGGATAGGTTTGTCACCAACTCGATCAAGGGTCGGCCAGATCTCCGGTGCAGAGAACCATGCGTCCCTTGTGGCGGAGTCAGGAACCAGATAGCCGACCGTCTCTTGCGGTCCTTGGCCGTTAAGGTTAACGTCCCACACCTCACGGCCCATTGCTGGACCTAATACATTGCAGACCATCGAGGTCTTGCCCGCACCGCCAGAGCCGACGATCATGAGGAAGCGGTTCACCAGTAGTGCGGCCTCAGCGAGGGGAAGCAGTTCGGATGGGCGGATTGGATTGATTGCGTTGTTGTTCGTTGTCATATTATTCGTGTTTCGTTTTGTTGTATTGGCAGGGGGTAGAACCCTGCCGGAAAGGTTTGTAATTCAGTTTGCTTTTGTTGTCAATAATTTATTTCCAATTACTTTTATGTTGGTTTAGTCAAGACCGTCTTTACTTTTAGATAACGGAGAGCTCTTCGGACCCAACCCACTCCTCTAGTTCATCAGTGTCCAAGCTCTCTAGCATATCATACGTTCTGTCAAAGCCAAAGTCTTCCAGCAATGTGATCAGACGTTCACGTTCAGGCGTGGATTTAAACACGCTACCGAGGTTGACATCACCGAGTTCATTGACAGAGTAGAACTTATCGTCGATGTCATCGAGGTAGTCACAGTATAGTGCCCCCCTTCCGGTTCTGGGTTTGCCGTAAGAGCTGCTATAGTGGCTGACCGTTGCGTATGCTGCATACGCGCTGGTCGGTGTGTGTTCCCACACAACGCCGCCGTGGATCAAGCCCGCTTGTAGGGCAAGCTCACAAGCAATAGCTAGCTCGGACAGGCGAACAATTTCCGTGTCTTGATGCGGGTTATGGTAGCCGGATGAGATATTGACACACGATACAGGCAAGTCGCGGCGGGCAAGCTCACCGATATCAGTAACGCTACCGGACTCCTCGTTATGTTTACAGGCTACCGGAAGGGCAAGCAGTGCATCCATAAAGCCATCACTGGCGCAGTTCATGCCGTTGGTTTCTCGGATGATGTCGAAGGTCCGATTGTTGCGGTCAGATTGGATGACAAACGCGGCATTGTTAAACCAACCCATAGGCACGATGCCGGAACCCAAACACCCGACTTCTTCGTCGCGGACAAAGACACAGGATACGTTGGGTAAGCGATGCAGCATCTCAAGTGCAAGGTATACGCCGCACTTGTCATCGCCGCCTGTCCCGCACTGCTTGCCATTGCCATCGTATGCAGACAGCACATCATTATCGATATGTAATGTCATGAACGGTGCATAGTCATGCACCTGATCCATGTGGGCAAGATACATTGGATGGGTGCCAGATGTATTCCCTTTGCGGATGATCATATTACCGCTGGACTTAACAACGATGCAGTCATCCGGCGCAAGGGATTCAATCACACGCATCGCTTCGTTATTGCAAGCGAGGTTGCGTGAGGGGTTTTGTATAGCGAACGTGGCAAGTAGTAGTTGTGTATTGATTTTCATATTATTATATTCTTAAACGGTTATTGGTTTAGTCAAGACGGTCTTGACTTTTTCAGGCTTCGGTTTCAGCGGCAATTTCTGCTTCGAGTCTTTCCCTGTCAACTTCTAGCACCCACCGCCCATCGCTTAGCCTTTCGCATTTTTCGGTAAGGGCATAGCGCTCGGTGTCGGTGTCAGCGTCGAGTTGTGTCGCTTCATTTACATGAGCATAGGTGCCGTCGTGTAACTCGATTGAATCTTCCAGCAGGATAAAGTGGCCGTCGTAAGTTTCGACGCACTCACCCCCCAACTCATAGGTATCCCGTCCGTAGTAGTGTGATTCTAGCAGCTCACAATCTTGTGCCAGTTCCCAAGATCCGTCTCGGACTGTTACGCATTCTGCCTCATCAAACGTATCGCCGTGACGGCAGATGTATATCCCTTCTGGCTCTTCTGGCTCAACGTCAACCGATCCATCCGTACTACGTAGTTCCGTAACGGTACTGTACCCGCCGCCGCTATGATTCCGCAGCTTCTGGTCATCACAAACACGATACATTGAGTCAACGTAGGGTGCATATCCATAATTGTATATTGAATTTGGCATCCGGATTGAGATGGTCTTGAATTCAAGACCTAATGCGTCAGCCGTTCTATCAAATACGGTTTTTGTAATGCCGTTGGAGATACAGAACTCCTTGAACGCAGTTTGTGCAAGAGGATCTTGCACCGAGTTATATTCAGGGATGTAAAGCCTATCCAGATAGAAGTCGTTCGGATTATTTCCTATCCAACACAGTGCGCGGCCTTTCCTAATACCCTCGCCGTCGATCAGATGAACAAGCGTGAGCTTGCCATCTTGTTCTAGATCATCGTATAGCTCGAAGTAACTCGGTGGTTTACTTGACATACAACTTGTGTAACCAGTCTCATCTGGGTCTTCGCCACTGTAGACCTCGGAGATGTTCTCGTCTTCATGCAGCCACTCGCAACTGTATCCTGCCGTCTTGTGCGCCGACTCAATGGCCGCAAGAATAGGGTTTGTCTTGACCGTCGGCATAGGGGGGAAGTTCATATACTTCAAGAAGTTATTGATGCAGGACACAACTCTCGATGGGTCGGTAAACCGTGCTCTTCCATACTCCGCATAGACAGTTACGTCATCCCGTGACACAAACTGGATGCCAGATTTAGGGTCTAGCGGGTCGAAAGGCAAACGGATCTTCGCATTGTTGGCGTAGGCCATAAGGTCCCCCAACGAGTTTACGGCTTGCTCAAGCGGCCTGCCCCCCTCCATAATTGGTGGCATGGTCAGTTCGATGGACAACAAACCAGCTTTTAGAGTAACGACTTCATGGCAGACGGAATTGAGAACCGAGCCGTTATTTTTACGACACTCAAGCGAGTGGGATAGCTTATCGCTTGAAGAATCATACAGGAATAATTGCTCAGCCCTCAGAGTGCCTTCGATATGCTCTCCGATAGCTTGTTGCAGAATAGCGTAGACCTTAGTGGGAATAGAGTCTTGCGTGCCGATTAATTGTTCCAATTCTTTACGTGTTTTCATATGTTTATTTATTTTGTTTTGTGCTTCAACTATGCGGTAAGCTACGCATTGGAAAGTCAAGACCGTCTTGACTTTTCAGAGACGAGCTTTCTTCGACAATGCTGGCAGGTCAAAGGATAGGGTTGAAAGGCGGGCGGGAAGCCAGATGCAAAGGCCGCGCCCTATGACGGGGATGGGGCTATCTAATGCCTGCAATGCGGATGGGTTCTTCGCCATGAGGTAAGCAATGGCGGCGGTGACTTGAGTAATGGATTCTTGTTTCATGTTTCAGTTAGGTAGAGGTTTGATTCCTGTATCCGGCAGGGGTCGGACTTGCCAGATACAGGATGCAGGATGCAGGGTTCAGGCAATCTTGCTTGCAAGGGTAGCGGCGGCGATTTGGGCTTGCTCCTTCGTGATAGATGGGAGGGACTTGATCGCGGCAAGAATCTGTTCGAAGGTGAAACCGGACTTGTCAAGACCGTCTTGACTTTTCCCTTCACCGCTCTTCTCGGATTTGTTGCCATTGTTTTTAGTCTTATCTCCATCATAAACCACGCTTAGAAGCTGGGCGATGCGTTGCTTAGATACGAGACCGACGCCATTTAGAAACTTGCTAGCTGACTTTCTTTCCATGCTCGTCTGAAAGCACGCTTCGACAAGGTGCCTAGTTGCTTGTGAATCGTTCACTTCGCCGCTGATTTCCGACCAAGCAAGAGCAAGAGCTTGACCTGCTTCTTTATACTTCTCACCGGAAGACTGGCAAAGCGTGGCAATGGCAAGAGCTAGGTTATGCGAGGACTCGACGCAAGTCCAAAGGATGGTAGCGGCGGAGGTAGCGGCGGAGGTGACGGAGGTGTTGTTAGTTTTCATATCGTTTGTTTGTTTTCTAGTGTTGTTTGTTTGTCGCCGATTGTCGGCATTAACCTTACCACGATGGGGGTTTCATCGCACGGACGCTCCCCGCCTAGACACGTTGCACTACTCATATCCTGTACCCTGCACCCTGTATCCTGTGGCAAGAATGAAGTCTTTTGCGCCCCTATTCAAGAATCAGGGTAGGTAAATAAATGTAAGTGATTGAATATCAGTCACTTATGTACATTTATGGATTCCGCATTATGTACGTTGTAACAAGTTATAGCATACATTATACATGCATTGGAGGCACGCTACGGGTAGGGGTCGCGTTTTTATACGCGCACGTATATATGTATACACCACCAGAGAAAAAAATAATTGAGGTTGACGAATCGGTATATTGCAACAATAATATAAGCCTTTACGGAAAAACATATGGACGACAGCTACTACAAACGCAATAAGGAAGCACGTAAGGAGTATCAAAAGGCCTATTATGGTGCAAGAAAGGACGATCTACGCCGGAAACGAGAGCTTGATGCAGAATTAAACCCAGAAAAGCAAGATAAAATCCGAAAATATCAGCGGGAATACTACCTGACCAATAGAAAAAGCCTATTGGAGCGCAAGAAATTACGCTACGACAGCGCTAAAGGCGCATGAAACCTGTATCCGGTATCCTAATGGAATAATCCGGTATCTTGGTTGGGGTAAAAGTTGCATTATTGCAAGATTAAACTTGCTTTTTAGGGCGTGCGTCTACATAGGCGCACGTCTTTTTTGTATTAGATCTAACATGTATCTAGCAGAAAAGCATGCCTCTCGCGGACTGCAATCGCACCACCGGATTCAGGATTCAGGGTTCAGGATTCGGCCCTATTTAGTAAGTCAGAAATTATTTGAGAGGACTTTTGGTGTTTTGGATGGACTTTCCTACACGGGAGGAAAATCTGAAGAGTTTCTCAAACTAGTGTTATTCAATATAATTCAATAATTCAATATAATTTTGAATAATTGAATTATTGAGTTAATATGAATTACCTAAAGGGGAAAAGATATATATAGTATACACTAGCATTAATTCACATTGTAATTTTAATTGAACGAAATACTTGACGGGGTTTGGGTTCCGCCCTACGATCTTGCCCATGCAAGAAGCGAAGCGATTACGACACGGCGATGTGCGAGAGGACGGTTTTGTGTTCTGGGGTTATCGGAACACTTGTCGCAATTCGGAGTATTGGGTTTCGCGAGAGAGATTTGATATTCTCCGACTTACCCAGACTACGAAATACCATGAGCAGAACCACCTTAGGGTGAAACATAAGAAACCCAAGAAGGAGAGGTTTGTCTCTGACCTGTTTCCGATACGCCGTCGCCGCAAGCCAGTCCGAAGAATAATTCAGAAAGAAATTGACAAGCTACCCTTTGCCCCTATTTTGCCTCTCGACATGACTACCCCATCCGAACTCACCGTAATCCCGAACTACTCAAAATATGCCATTGCCTTCGACGGCACCGTCTTCCGAGTCCACCCTGCATCAAGAGGCCGTACTGCCGGGATGACCCATCGTGTGACTCCCGTCATCCATCCGAGAGGCCATCAATGGTGTGTGCAGCTTACGGACGATGACGGTAAGCGTCGTCGCTTGCCCATCAAGAAACTCGTCAATAGCATCTTCGGTGACGCGGAAACAATTTCTTGACTTTTAGATTAAACGTCTCTATTATTTCTTCCTGTGACGCAAAATTCGCCCGTTATTCCTTCCGGTCTCAATGAGTTTGACCTGCTTAATCTCGATCCTGTAACGGGAACGCCACCTGAAACACGTCTTCGCGATGTTAAAGCTGCAAGCTCAATCTACGATACTCTTCGAAAAGCTGACGAGAAGGCGTCAAGCAATCGCGCTCGCACTGACGCTATGTTTGATGGCGCACCCCCGTATGACCAACGTGTTTTGTATTCCACGGGCCAAGGCAACCGGACCAATCTAAACTTCGGCGAGGCCCAGCGCTATCTGGATGTGTCGATGTCGGCATATGTTGACCTCTACACGTCGCTAGACAGGCTGATGAACGTCAAGACACAGCTAGGCGAAGTAGCCTCGCGACGAGACTCTGACGACATTATTGCCGAGGAGCTTACCCAGATGCTGCGTGAGTGGCCTGAGTTCCACAGCAGCTATCTTCGCCTGTGCACCGAGTTCACTAAACACGGAGTCGGCGTTGCCTACTTCGAAGACCCAACCAGTTGGAAGTTTCGTGTATGTGGATTGGGCGACTTCCTCATTCCTAGGCAAACCCCTGCGTCCGAGGAGTATATCGAAGTAGCCTGTGCCCGTCGCCAGTATCTGCTTCACGAACTCTATGCCTTCATCAAGAACCCTGAAGCCGCCGAGAAGGTGGGCTGGGACGTTGAGGAAGTCAAACGGGTCATCGTCAAGAATGCCCGCACTTCCGGTCGTAATGGCAGCAATACCTACGCCGACTGGGAGAGTACCCAGCGCGAGATGAAGAACAACGACCTGTATACAGGCATTGAAAATACCACCGTTCAGGTTGTGCATATGTGGGTCCGTGAGTTTGATGGATCTGTTTCACTACTGATGTTCTCCGAAGAAACTCCGAAGTCCTTCATGTTTAAGCAAACGCGGATGTTCGAGAAACCCGAACAAGCATACGTGTTGTTCTCTTACGGCGTAGGCACGAACGGCACATACCATTCGGTTCGCGGTTTAGGTCATCGCATCTTCAACCATGTCCAGACGAGCAACCGTATCCGTTGCCAGATGCTCGACAGCGCGATGATGTCTGGCGCGGTGATGATTCAGCCCGAGACACAGCGCGCACTCGAAGACCTGTCGTTCACGATGTATGGCCCCTACTCGATTCTTTCACCCAACGTGAAGGTCATTGAGAAGGCCGCCCCGAATCTGTCGCAGAACATGATTCCGGCTCTGAACGATCTACAGGGCCAGCTTTCCGCCAATGTTGATCTGGTATCGACGTATGGCAACCAAAGCAGCCCATACCGCAACAACCTACAGACCGAACACGACCTTGCCGTTTCTTCGCGCCTGACAGGCTCTACAATCAATTTGTTTTACGCCAGCTGGGCCCGACTACTAAAAGAGGTCGTAAGACGCGCTGTGAGCAATCCTCGACGCGATGAGCGCACTAAGGCTTTTTTTGCCCGTTGTGCTGAGCGCGGCGTAACCGAGCAGGTCATTAAATCAATTGACCACAATAAGACTGTCGCTGTCAAGGCAATCGGTGCTGGCTCCGCCGCCAACCGCTTGCTTGCTCTCCGTGAGCTTAACCAAATTGCCGGGAGCTACGATGAAGTAGGCCGACGCAATCTGATCCGCGACATCACTTCGGAACGGGTTGGTCGTGACCTTGTTGATCGCTACGCGCCAGCAAATCCAGAGCCACGAATGACTGTTGACGCGAAGATCGCCATGCTCGAAAATCAAGCAATGCAATCCGGTCAACCCGTAGCCGTTCTCGATAGTGAGCTACACGGAATGCATTTGCGGATCCACAATCCATTGTTGCAACAACTTGTGGCTGGAATTGATTCCGGCGAAGTGGACCCGATGCAAGCCCTTCCGTTGGTTCAGGCCGTGTTCCAGCATTGTTCCGAGCACCTGCAATACCTTTCGTCCGATCCGTCGGCTCAAGCGCAGATTGCTGAATCAAAACAACTGTTGCAGATTGCACAGGAGATCATCACCAACTTCACCCGTAAGTTGCAGGCCGAGCAGCGCAAAGCTATGGAAGCCGGACAGGCCGAGGGGCAACCACAAGAAGGGCAACAAGCTGGCCCGTCCCAGACCGAGATGAAGATGCAGGAGCACCAGCTCAAGATGCAGATCGCGCAACAAAAAGCACAGATCGAAATGCAGATCAAACAGGCTAAGGCAGACCAAGACCTTGCATTGAAGGATGCAGAGCGGGCCTTGAAGTTTTCCGGCAACGTAACAAAGTAAATAAAGTATTTGACAAACCGTAGTGCTTACGGTTTTATATCCATATGCCTCCACGTAAAGTTACTGTGCCGAAGCCGCTAGAGCATTGGTTTAACGATATCGCCGCAATTACCCGACTCCGAGAGATCCTCGATGATCCTATCCTGCAAGTTGCATGTGCTACCTTAACCAATGCAGCACAGCCGACTTACTCAAGTATTGTTGGTAGTTCCGGCAATAACGAACGCATCTGCTGGCTAGGCGGATACAATGATTTCTACCGAGACCTACAAAAACTTACTAAGTCTCCGACATCACGAAACAATGTGCCAGAAGAATGGTCACATATCGAATAATTCTCTACCATAAATTATGAGCGCACCAGAAGCAGCACCAGTTGAATCTCCAGTAGTGGAGTCCACACCATCCAATAACGGTGGATTTGTTGAGTCCCTCGATTCGTTTTTCGATTCGATAGATAACCCACAAGCCGAAAGCCAAGTTCCTGCCGAACAAGCAGAAGCCCCCGCCCCATCGGAGACACCTAAGTCAAACGACCCACTGTCCGACCTTGATTTTGAGGACAACGCAAAAGACTGGACCCCTCAGGCAGCGCGGCGGTTTAAAGAACTCAAGGCTGAGTTGAAAACCTACAAGACCCGTGCGGACGAACTTGAGCAGGATACGGCCCAGAAGGCTAGCCGCCTACAAGAACTTGAAGCCCTTGCCAATAATCCTGAATACGCTAACCTACAGGATCGTGTTGCTCAATACGAGCAACAGATGATTGTTTCGAATCTGGAACAGAGTCAGGCATACAAGTCTTTGGTCGAGCAGCCACTGCTTAACCTTGTAACTGAAGCCGACGCTATTGCAGAGAAGTATCAAGTAGACGGCAACGGGCTGCTTGACATTATCGCCATGAGCGATGAGACAGCCCAAGAAGAACAGCTTGCCGAACTGCTTGCTGCCGCGAGCGACCGCGATAAATTCCGTATCTACAAGATCATCGAGGAAGTAAAACCAATCCTTGAGCAACGCCGTGTGCTACAAGAGAACGCACAGGAGGCCCTACAAGAGGCCCAAGCTCTTGATCAGGAACACCACAAAGCGGAACTGGTGCAGCGCGTCCAGCAACGTCAGGAAGCCGCTAATGCGGTTGCTGACAAACTACGCAGCAAAGTAGCATTCCTCAATGGCGTCGACGGCGTTGATTTGAACCAGATTGCAAAAGAAGCAGCACAGATTGATCCCGCCACACTTGATCATGTAAACAGCACATACCAAGCGATGGCCGCAAAGCTACTGCCTAAGATGGTTGGCCAATATATGAATCTCCAAAAAGAGATCGATGTGCTTACTTCTCGTCTTGCAGACTATGATCGATCAACACCTAAAGCTGGTGGCGGGTCTCTGAATACTAGTTCTGCGCCCACAGCACTTGATGGCAAATCCTTTGTCGATGCTGTCGCTGCTGCCTTTGGTTAAATAAAAGTTATAGCTTCGTATAAAATTTGAGTTGACAACTAATTGGTTTTATACGAAGCTTCTTGCGACCTGAAATTTTACAACACTATTGGTTTGCTCCATACCGTCTCGCAAGAGAGAATTTGGTTCTAGTAGTTGGGTAGATCTAAAGGACAACTTGAAGCTTGGGCCTATGCGCCTGTCGCCTGCTTCTGCGACAACCGTGTATTCTTTCTAATTCAACAACCCCTTTTAACTTCTTAACTAAACACCCCTATGGCTGTAAACGCTGGACAAACTTTTTCGAATCCAACCAATTCGACCACCGCAATCGATACCATCCTCACTCAAGAGGCTAACCGTATCGGTCAAGACATCTATCGTCGTACCCTCCACACCTCCCCGTGGATGGACCTCATCAAGCAAACCGCCTTTCCTGACGGAATGGGCTACACCCTCGGCACGCTGATCTATGATCGTGCGCTCCCAACCACCACCGCTAACGGCTCTACGCTTGCCGGAAGTTCGGTTTGGACTGGTGTTGGTGCAAGCCCTGCTGAGTCAATTGCTACTGGCAGCACCCTCGATCAGATCCTTACCGGAGCACAAGACACCAACATTGGTGCTGGTTCCGGCAAAAGCTTCCTTGCCTTCGGTCGTCAACTCAAGCAGTACTCGCTGGAACGCGCTACCGTTGAGTCGCCTAAGATCAATGTCGAGGATCTCCGCTTCGCTGCTTACCGCACCGAACAACTTCGCGCCATCATGGATGCCATGACGGAATCCACGAAGTATTCGTGGGAAGAGCGTTATCGCGATCAGTATGACAAGGTTGCAGGCAATCTTGTTGTGTGTCTTGCATCCGCTTCGACCACCTCGACCGCTTACGAAGGTACCGCCACCGCTGGTTCCACTGTCGTCGCCCCTACCGCCAACATCAGTAACAAGGTTCTTGACAGTGCCTACTTCAAGTTGGTCCGCGCTGGCGCAGGCACGAACGCTTACGGTCGTGAAAACGCTCGTCCTGTCTTCGCCCTTGTCTGCTCTTCGGAAGCATCCTACGCGCTGCAAACCGAAGCCGGATTCCGCGACGACGTTCGCTACAACAATGCAAAGGTCAGCGATCTGATTGCACCGTTGGGCATCGAGAAGTCCTTCCGTGGTTTCTACCACTTGATCGACGATCTCGCCCCTCGGTTCACTCACTCGGACGACGACGGTTCCGGCACCCTCACCCGTGTCCAACCATATACGGCTACTTCCGGTATCATCACCCTCAATGCCGCATACGAAACCGCAACCTATGAAGCCGCTTACGTGCTCCACATGGATGTCATGGAAAGCCAGATCCCCGAGCCAATCAGCGGCTCCAACGGTCTGACCTTCGACCCCGTCAACTATCGCGGTAAGTTCAACTGGAAGAACATCCCTTCGGTTGACCTCAATCCTGATGGCACGATTGGTTTCTTCCGTGGCGTTCTCGCCTCTGCTACGAAGCCAATCAAAACCGAGTTTGGTTATGTGTTCCTCTTCAAGCGGACCAGCACCACTCCTGCTGCCTAAACCCTAAACGCTAAGGGGCTTCCTTAATCGGGAGCCCCTTAGCTTCATCCTTTAACTACTTAAAACGATGCCTACTCTCGACGACCTCCCAACTCTCGCTTCGTTCACGCCTTCCGGCGATGATCTGCTCCCAATCTACGACTTGACTGGCTCCGGCTCGTCCAAGGTGCGTAAGGTTTCTTTGAACCAGATCAACGGTGTTTCCGCCGCTGATGTAGTATCTACTGCCGCTGGAACGATTGTGGTCAGTGCTCGATTGACCCTTATTGCAAGTGGTAGTACGAGCACTGTTACCGCCCCAGAACCTTCTGGATCTCTTCGTGACATCATTATTATGAATGGTGGATCTGGAACAGCAACCGTTTCTACTGTCGCAGGTGCTATCTTCTATACTTCTCTGGTCCCCGCTGGCGCGACATCTACGCCGCTCCTTACTACTGCAACTGCTCGTTACCTTAGCGACGGTGTTGCTTGGTATCGCACACACTAAACCCCCCACCCCTTATCCTGTTTCTCGACTCTTGCCTCATGTATCTTTACAGCAGGCATCTTGAAACAGGATGGGGGGACTCCTTTTCCGCACCTGACTTATGGCTGAAATTAAAGTAGAAAAACCATCTGCTCCCCCTAAACGTAGCAGAGAAGAGCTAATGGCTCTGTATAATAAGAACCCCAATATCAACCCAGAAATTGGTGCCCCTGCTTCTGCTACACCTAAGGGGTCGCCAGCAGTTGAGCCAAAAAAAAGCTTTTTGGATGTTGTTGGTCAGAAAATGGCAGCTATCACCAACCTTATGGGTCAGGAGGGATCAGAAGCTTTGACCCCGAATCAGTTTGCGCTTAAGATTTACCGCACAACCAAAAAGTAATTATGCCTGCTTACCTACCTATTCCCGAAGGACTTGAGATTCCAGAAGGCGAGACCTTTGATCTCGTAACTACGTACACCGTTGACGGCGGGCAGCTTTACCCACTTGCGGTTGGCGGCATTGCCTTCCCTGATGTTGAGGCTCCTGAAGAGGAAATGCCCGAAGAAGAGATGCCCGAAGAAGAGATGCCCGAAGAAGAGATGCCCGAGGGCCCAAATTCTTTTGCATCCGCTGTCGAGAAGGCAATGAAAAAGCCTAAAATGTAAGATGTTCGAGCGTAGCTTTAATGCCGTGACTGGATCAGTAGCTCCCGCTGTGGGGGTTATTGTTTCTTTCCAAGACCAACTCGATGCCTACTTACGCACGGCTTCTTTGTTTGTTGGCTTGCTCGTCGGCCTTATCTCTTTATTTTACGTAATTAGAAAAAAAAACTAATGCACATCCCAATTCCTGAAGGCCTCAAACTCCCCCAAGATGCCCAGACTAAACCGTTTAAGTTGGATGGCATGTTCGTCGTTATGGGTGGTAAACTTATGCCACTAGAATTAGGTGGTCAACCAGTTACCGCACCGGAAAACGAAAGCGAAAACTCAGAAGAATACGAGGAAGAATCAGGGGAGGGATCGGAGGGTTACGAAGAAGAAGGCTGCTGCGATAAGTGCGGCGGAAAAGGCAAAATGTATGGCCAAGAAAAAGAGCCCAAGGGTAATTCTTTTGTGATCGCCATTGAGCGTTCGATGAAGCGTCAGTAAAAATCGCTTGACTAGGGGGTCATAAGAGCGTATTCTTATACCCATGAAGACGACTACCCTAGGTGTTCTTACTATTATATCCGCTATTTGCTTTGCCGCTATCTCTTTTCTGAAGGGCGGCTCATTTGATATTGGTGCTCTAATTACTTCTGTGACAGCAGGGGTCGGTCTGATTAAAGCTGCGGATTCAACCAAATAAGTGAATGCCCTCCTCGCGTTACTCACGGCTCTTACTGCTGCGTGCAATGCGTATGCAGAATGGGTGTCTCGGCAGCGCGAGACAGAGTTGGATCAAATCGAAGATGAACTGGATAGGCTCGCTAGTATTGGTGATGGCTTCAGTAAGTTGCGGTTGGAACGACTCTCGCAAAGGCTCCAGCGAAAGCGCACTCTACGATCCGGTGACCGTGACACTTAAACCCCTCACCCAATACCATTTTGTTGAGGGTCAATTAGCAGGTCGCGGCCAGAAGTTTCACAGCCAGTATAGCTACCAACGGGCGATTATTATCGGAAACATTAATTCGAAATGACGGAAAAACTAGTAGCTATTTGCGTCGGCCATAGCCGCGCCGGAGATAAAGGTGCGGTGAATACTGACGGCGTTTCGGAGTGGGCTTTCAACCAGCCTCTTGCTAAACGCGTTTGCGAACTAATCGAAGAATCTGGTCACTCGACTGTTTTAGTTGATCAGTATGAGGGGAAGAGCTACAGCTCGGCAATGTTTTGGCTCGCTAAAAGGCTGAAGGAACTCAAAGTCGATGTCGCTGCCGAACTGCACTTCAATTCTGCGGGTCCAATGGCAACAGGCTATGAGTTCCTGCACTGGTTCTGTAGCCCTAAAGGGTTGACCCTAGCC